GATTCGGGTACGGTTCATGTAAACGTTTCCGACATAGTGGATCTGTATCATAGCGGCGTTTTCAAAAACCTTACTCTGGAAGAAGCCTTAGACCTACAAGAGAAAGATGTTAATAGGGCAGAATCACATGAATTCGGGCACGCGGGATTTCACTTTCTGGAAAAACAAGGAAAGCTGCCTCCCGGAAATTTCAAACGAGAAGAAATTATGGAGGTGCTTGATTCCATACAATTTTATAAAAGATTGGGGACTGCAAGACCAATACTTCCTGCTAGACAAAAGTTAAACTATAAAGATATCGGTTTAGTAAGGGTGCCCGTAGCGCGGATTGCTATGGGGGTTATATCTCAGCAGCAAGATATTCCTTATCCTTATAGTAAGAAGCTTACTCGCCATGAAAAAAGATGGGTTAATTATATATTGGCCTTGAGCACGGCGGCAGAAAATGAATTAGTCAACCAGTCGCGTTTTCCACCCGAACCAGAATCTAACGTAATAACTAATTTTTTCCGGCGTTACTTTGAACCTGAAGAAGAAAGGGAGCCTGAAAAACGAATTCCTCCTCGATCCGAAGTTCGCAAAGCCCATGGCGGATTTATCGACAAGCCTCTGTATGAAAGGGCTGAGTAATGGACGACGAATTTAATACAGGTCAGAAGCCTGTAGACCCGAAGCAAGCCCATATACAACAACTTAATCCAGTCTTTCACGGTACAAGGGCGGATTTTGAAAATTTCCGTATATTATCTCATTTTGGAGATATAGAGGCAGCGAATGTAAGACTGGGCGTCAGAGAGCAGAAGGAGGGTGAACCTGTTCGTCCTTTAAAAGCACGCCACGCGGGGGCGAATATACGCAGAGTGTTTTTAGATATAAGAAACCCAGCCAGAGTAGAGGATGACAAAGGCGGCTTGAGCACACCGACTAATTATTTCGAGGCTGTGAGGGATGCTGGGCACATCACCCAAGAGGAGTTCGATGCGGAAGTCTATCAAGGCGTGGAGCCTACACAGGAGAGGTTCATCGAGGTTATGCGCTCCAAAGGCTTCGATGGTCTTGTGTACAAAAATAGAACCGAAGGTGACGCCGATAGCCATGTTATATTTGATCCCAGCCAAGTTGACGAACCCCGCTCCACGGCCCTCGCCACATTAGCCATCCCCTCTGAAGAGGACACTTCGCAGGAAAAACCCAAGCAGACCGGAAGAGCATGGCGCGGTATTGGTAGTCTGATGCGGAGACGGCTGTTTCCAATTGCGCAGGTAGCGCAACAGGTATGGGGTGCTTTACCCGACGAACAGAAAGATCAGGTCACCGAGTTTCTGAATAACCCGATAGACTTTGGGTTGGGTCGCGGTGAGTATCCTCCAGGATTTAAGGGTGGCCTAGATTACTTCCGTCAGATGCTGGGAATGGGGCCGGAGCCGCCGGAAGGCGGGATTGCTTCACTTCCGATGGATGAGAAAAGCCTCCTGGCTCGTGCAGAGCAGCAGGGATTTGGCTCAGAGATATATTATCACGGAACCGCCGCAGATATTTCAGAGTTCGATTTAAACCACCCTGATCGTAAGGACCAAGGGAGTCTTGGGACTGGTGTATATATGACGGATTCGCCCTATCTTGCTTCTTCATACAGCAGTATGTCGCCGGGAGACTCAAGGAATGTTATTCCTTTAAGGGTCCGCTTAAAAAATCCTTATTACGCAACTCTTGAAGAAAAACAAAAAATGATGCTGCGAATGCACAACAAGAGTAGAGTAGAGGCCCGAGAAATTGCGGATGCTTGGACGGCGGATCTTCAAGAGAGGGGCCATGATGGTGTGATCCTTCAGTATGATCCGAAAGATGTTGGAGAGGCAAATGCTGTTCGAGAGATTGTTGTCTTTGATCCCAAGAACATTCGATCTAGTTTTGCGAGATTTGATCCCGTCCAATCTAAAGAAGCTGGTTTGAGTAATGCCGAAGGTGGCTTGGTGGAGACTTCAGAATCGATCCCTGAGTTGGTATATAAAGCTTTTGCCCATGGCGGCTTTATCGACAAGCCCCTGTATGAAAGGACACTATGATGGTTAAAAGAATAGCCGCTGCAATTTTCATCGCCGCCGCGTTCTTTTTTGCGCCAGTGGCTGTGGAAGCCGAGGGAAAAACCGACGCTCCGGTCCAGCGCATTACCCAGATGCTTTATCCGAGTGTCATGGTGGATGCTGGGAGAGGACAGGGGTCCGGTACAATAGTTTATTCTGGATGGCGCAAGGGCGGCGAAGCCTGGACCATGGTGCTTACGAACCATCATGTTGTAAAAGGTGCCATACGAATAGTTGAGGAGTTTGACCCAAAGAAAGGGAAGGAGGTAAAGCGGGAACATCGACGCCCGGTGAAGATTCGCTTCTGGTCTTACAATGATTTCTCCTCCGCCATTGGGACGAGTGGAAGGACCGCTTATATTGTGGCATGGGACAAGCACCGGGATCTGGCGTTACTCCGAGTGGAGGACAAAGAAAAAATCTATGAGAATGTGGCGATTCTGTGGCCGGAAGATGTGGAAGGGCCTTTTGTTTTCCAAAAAGCGTGGGCCGTGGGTTCGGGATTAGGGAACCCCCCTTATCCCACCGAGGGTTTGTTGAGCAATACGACAGCAAAGGATACAGAGGGCTATAGTTTGTATCAGGCGTCCGCCCCCATCGTTTTTGGAAATTCCGGCGGGTCTTTATATGTGTATAGCAAAACCAGGGGGGCGTATGAATTGATAGGGGTCCCTTCGATGGTTTCCGCTGTCGGTTATGGTTCTATAATCAGCTTTGTTGCATGGAGCCGACCCATTGGAGAAATTCGCAGCTTCCTTAGACAAGCTGATTTTGGCTGGGTCCTGGGAGACCCCCCGAAGAAAGAGAAAAAAGAGGAAAAATAGGAAGAAGGTAAGCGCCGCTGTTCACAGAAGGTTTCCAAAGATTGGATGATTAAAATGATGACGGATATAGTAACGGATATGGTTTGTCCAAGGTGCGGTTGCAGTGAGCCGAAAACAATGGTGCATGGACATTACCAATGTGATAATTGTAAATGCGTGGCGGATGGCGACTGCTGTCAGGGAGAGGTGGCTACCGGACCCCGGCCCACGGACCTATAGGAGAGAACGTGCCTAATCCCGTTACAGGTACTTTGGCAGACCCTGAAACTACGGTCAGCCATCATTTAAGGCTTAACGCACTAGCTGTTACCTTGTATGGGAAAGGAAGTTGGTCTCCTTATAAAGCGGAAACACAGGTTGGGATTGACCCAGATCCATGGTGGCTTCCAGATGTAGAGGCCGGAGTAGTCCAAACCCAAGGTGGCGGACAAAAGGCTATTTCTATGGGGTACGGGGATTTTCTTCGTTTAACAAAAGGTAAAAGAAGCGGGCGGGAAGGGGAAACCACGTTTGACCAGGTAACCGGGGGGATTGGTCCTTTTAGCGCCTATTACGAGAAGGGAAAGGGGGGAGGACCGTTAGGTTCAAAAACGGAAACCTATGGTGCCAAGCTCGATTTCCCCTTGTGGGGTAAGGGTCGAGCGTTGATTGAGGGGGAACGACAGAAAACGATAAATCCGTGGGTTGAGGCCCGGGGGCATCGGGGAAGGGTTGGGGGAGAGTATCCGTTCGGCCCTGGTAAGTTGCATGGAGGGGTAGAACATCGTCGCATGAATCTTGATGTTTCCGGTCAAAACGTTTCTGTCGCACCTGAAACAAGTGCACATATGGGATGGACGGGTAAGCTTGGACCTGTGCACTTTGGGCTAAGTGGTCAGTATGAAATACCAAGCGACTTGTGGAAGGTCGGTGTTTTTGGGCGCGTGAAGTTTTAATTATGATTAAGCGCGTTCAAATAAAGGGAGATACGTGGTATCGTCTGGTTAGTCGTACAGAGAAAAATTTGGGAACGTACCGCACTCGTAAAGAGGCAGAAAAGCGCGAGCGTCAGGTAATGTTTTTCAAGAACAAGAATAAGAGTTAGTAAGATGCCGAATGTAGGTGGAGTAGATTATCCGTACACCCCTCAAGGAATGGCGGAAGCTCGACGGGCGGCGGCAAATCTGGGTCAGACAGTTCCCGGTTATCAGGGAGGTGGTTACGCGGGCGGTGTTGGGCAGAATGTATTGGTTCCCTATAATCCTGAACTAGGAACAGTACCCTATAATCCTGAACTAGGAACAGCGCCCTATGCTCCGGGAGGTTTATCGGGATCAGCGCCCCTAACTAATGTATCGGCTCCTGGATCAATAATTCGGGATCTATCAGACCTCGGACTAGGATTTAGACCTTTAGGTTACGCAGAAGGGATATTTGGGACCGCGCCGCAGACGGGGGCGATTGTAACCAACCCAGATGTGTATAGACCGGGCTATGCTGTGAGTGACGATTTCGGCGGTTTTGATGTAGGCGGCTTTGACCCCGGTTTCTCAGGAGTTGGTTTTGGTGACGACCCCGATGTCGGTGGTGGCGGTGGAGGCGGTGGCGGTGGCGGTCAGTTCGGCGAACAGAGCACGTCCATTTTGGATGCCGGGAGGGGGCTTTCAAATATGGGGACAGCAATGTCGATGGTTGGTCTCCTCGGTTCGGGTCCAGTCGGTTGGGCAGGCACGGCCTTGGCGGCAGTTGCCGGATTGGCAGAGCGTGGTGCCCTAAACGATGCGCTTGCGGCTTTGCACAGCGAGAAGGGTTTGCCGGGGCTGCCGCCGTCTATCAGTTTCACCCAGTCTCTACAGGCACTAGCGCCGGGTGTGACTTTGCAGGGCC